GGAGGCTTACGCTGAACCGAAAGACCCAAGGCCTATTAGTATTATTGATGGACCAGATAAAGTTAGATGGTCCACTTTTACTTATGCACTGCAGGCATACATAACTGAGCAACAAATAAGTTGGTATGCCTTTGGTAAAACACCTAAAGAGATAGCTGAGTGGCTAGCTAGTTTAGTGAGTAAGAGTAATTTTATAATTAATACTGATTTTGTTCGCATGGATGGACATATCTCTGAGTTGATCAGGGAATTTGAATCTCGGTTGATGGTGGTGGGTTTTAAACGCTGCTATACTGAGGAAATACTGGAAACACAACGTTCGCAACACCATATGAAGGGCTATGGACGGTTTGATACTAAGTACAAGACAGAGTATCACCGTTGTTCAGGCTCTGCTGAGACAGCGTGTTTTAACACGTTGGATAGTGCTTTTATAGACTACTTGGCTAAGCGTATTATGGGTATGGTTCCCAAAGACGCTTATGCTAATCTTGGTATATATGGTGGGGATGATGGGGTTAGTTCAAATACAACCCTTGATTCTTTAGAAGCAGCAGCGAGCATGGTAGGGCAAGTACTCGACGCAGAGGTGGTTAAGAGGGGTGATTTTGGTGTTACATTTTTAGCCAGAATCTATGGCCCCTATGTGTGGGAAGGTGATGTCAATTCATGTTGTGACTTACCCCGCACATTAGGTAAGCTGCATACTACTGTACATTTAGGTAGCATGACGGCCATCGACAAATTGGCAGACAAATTGTTTGCTCTTTATTTGTCTGATGCGAATACACCAATAGTAGGATTGTTGGCAAGTAAAGTGGCTACGTTAGTAGGCCCAGACTTCCAATTTTCTAATCTATTAGATCATTATTGGTCAGGCTATGATAAGGAGGTCCAATTCCCAAATGAAAATGAGGGATGGATGGATGACTATGCCGTCAGATCATTGCCAAATTTTGATTTAAAAAGATTTATTGGTTGGGTTTTGAGTGTTAATAGTCTTAAAGACTGTTTGTCTCCACCCATCTGTCAAGAACATATTCCCCCTAAGGTCAAAGCATCAGTTGTTGTTAATGATGATGTTTTGACCCCAAAGGATACAACTAACCCAGCATCTCCAGTTGGTGAAGTTGTTAAAAATCGTAAGGGCGTTTGGGAATTTAAAAAGACAGAAGTTTGTACGCATTGTCAACAAAAAGGACACATAGCAGATCGTTGCTATGTGTTGCATCCAGAGTTGAAGATGAATTTATTACCTTGTAAAACCTGTGGTAAATCAGGTCACTCAGAGGAGAAATGTTTTAAAAGTCACCCTGAGTTAAAAATCACAACAGCTAAAGTACCCGCGCGCCAAGCGGGGAAATGGCGTCCAAAGGCCAAGTAGGCCTTAAGACTCCGTGCATTTCCAGGTTGGGGACCTGGTACATTTCTTTGTGCATTGAGTATAAACTATTTTGTACAATTATCTTATTAATCCTTATTCACACAATTTGTTCATTTTCATAACATATCATAATGATAGAACCAATTACTATCAATCCAGAGTCAGTCTCAACTCATGGGGCACACAAATTACCACCAATAGCAATGGAGTATACATATAATAAATTAAAACCCATTGTTGTTGCTTGGGGGTTGCGTCCATACACAACCGTGTGTCCTCATTGTGTTGAGAAGCTACCAGCTAAGTCAGTACTGGCAGCTGCCTTTAAAGGTTATTTGACTGTTAAAGCAGTCTCAAGTCCAGGTCAAAATGTTCTGGGCCACATGATGGAGTTTTGTGCGGAACCAATATCGCGCGATTCTGCCATACTAGATGTGGCCAAAAACATTGAGGCAAATATGGTGCGCTTTGTTAAAAGAAAAGCACCACCTGTTGATTTGACAACCCAAGGCATTGAGCCAAATCCTGGTCCTACCTTCATCGGTCCATTAACGAAGAAGCAATTT